CGAAAAGAGCCTCACAGACGTTAATGAAGTAGATGATGACGGTAACGCTCGAACAGATATTGACGGTAATCAGATTGTTACTTTGGGGCTAAAATCAGAAGCTAAAAACAGGGTTAAGCAGATAGCGGCTAACAAGCTGGCTAAAACAGACTGGTATGTTATTCGCAAAGCAGAAGACAGCACAGCCACAATACCGGCAGCAGTAACCACCTACCGGACAGCAGTGCGTACAGCGTCAAATACGATTGAGACAGCTATTGATAACGCGGCTGACCATGCGGCATTCATGGCATTATATGACGTGCCTACAGATGATGACGGAAACGCTACTGGTAACGCACCTATCAATGACTGGCCTGACGAGATTTAAGATGAACAGTAACGGCCTAGACACAGCAATAGTAGCTTCAGCGGTTTCTGCTCCATTGTGGATGCAGGAACTTAGCATATTATCGACAATCATATTTACGATAGTCGGTACTATTGTTGCCATTGTCAGGCTGTATTACATGATTAAAGACAGGAGAAAGTAATGCTTGCGGAGATAGCCGCTTGCAATGCTGCTTTTGCGGTTATCAAAACAGCCTTGCAGAATGGCAAGCAGATTGTTGACCTTGGAAGTCAAATAAGTGATTTCGTTAACGCTGAAGAGGGTGCTAGAAAGAAAGCAGAGAAGCTAAAGCGTAAGTCTGGTGGTAGTGACCTTAGTGCTTTTATACAGTTAGAGAAAATTAGACAGCAGGAAGAAGAACTTAAACAGTGGATGATATACGCTGGTAGGCCAAACCTATACCAAGATTGGATGAAATTCAAAGCCAATGCAAGGAAGGCAAGGCTTGCTGAGATAGAAAGAAAGAGAAGAAAGAAACAGCAGATTATGGAAATATGTGGATATTCTTTGTTGTTTCTTTTGTTCGGTGCTAGTGCTGTTGTTTTTGTTTTGTGGGTAATGTTTTTAAAGGGGAGCCTAGGATGAAGCTTGATGAATATCGTGAAGCATATGAGATACTCAAAGCACATAGCACAATAGATGAAGCTTCTTCTGCTTCGGGCATACCTAGAACAACTCTTTATCAGCGTGCAAAAAAATATGAAAACTATCTGAACACTACAAATGAAGAGACTTATGAAGTGCAAGAGGATGTACCAGATGATATCCCCATCACTGAAGTTGTGGACCATTTGCATAAAAGGTTTCAGCAAAAGAAAAAGCACAAAGAATCTAAAAAGTGGATTAAAGTAAAGATGAAGTCTAATAGGCCAATAGGTTTATTGTGGCTAGGAGACCCACACATTGATGACAAGTATTGCGATTGGGATAGTTTAAGGAGAGACTTAGGCGTAATACAATCAAGTGAAAATATCTACGGATGCTCATTAGGCGACTATCAAAACAACTGGGTAGGTCGCCTTTCTCGTCTTTATAGTGAGCAAGAGACATCACACAAAACAGCTTGGAGGCTTGTTGAGTGGCTGATTGAAGAAATGAATCCAATGATATTGATAGGCGGCAATCATGATATGTGGTCTGGTGCTGGCGACCCATTAAAGTGGATGACCAAACCGCACACTGTTTTTGAGGATTGGGAAGCTAGAATACAGCTAGAGTTTCCAAATGGGACACAGTGCCGCATTCATGCCGCACATGATATGCCCGGTCATTCTCAGTTTAATGCCCTACATGCACAAAGCAAAATGGCTCAGAAGTTAAGCACAGCAGATTTGTACATATCAGGCCACAGGCATAATTGGGCACTGTCTCAAATAGAGCTGGTTGAGCAAGAAAAAACTTGCTGGTTGGCAAGGGCAAGAGGCTATAAATATCACGATACGTTTGCTCATGTTAAAGGTTTTGAGCAACAGAAATTTGGTCAGTCAATAATGCAAATTATCAATCCTCAGAAAAGTCAGAATCAAACTGCACATGTACAATGTTATTCTGACCCTGAAGAGGGTGCCCGTTATCTTGAATACCTTTCATTACTTCAGCAGTGATTGCCGCATAACCAGCAATGTCAACATAACTGTCTTCGTGATATGGGTTAGATTGAAGCCTTGATAATTTTCCTAATATGTACATAGCCCCTACATCAAAGGGTGATATTTCTATACCGAGATGAGCTTGATAATATGAAGCAGTAAAAACAAAGTTTTTTATTGGCTCTCCATAACCGTCATCTTCTTCTCTTGATTTGACCGCTTTCTTAGCCTTAGATAAAATTATGTTTCTGTACGCCATCAGAGCCTCTTGTAGGAATAGATACGAAGTTATGTTAAAACAATAAAAGAATTTTAACAACAAGAGGTAGATAATTTAATGATACCTGTATTGATGAAATTATTTGGCAGTAAGGATGTCATTCAACAGAGCATAAAGCTCATTGATGATATCCATACCTCTACAGAAGAAGAGGTTGTTGCCAAGTCTAAGGCAAAAACTGACCTTCTTGCCGCTTATGCGCCTTATAAGTTGGCTCAACGCTATCTTGCTCTGATGTTTACATTCACGTTTCTAGTTTGTTTTGCAATCACAATGGGCATGACACTTGCTGGCAAGGGTGACACAGACGCAGTTAAGTCTGTCCTTAATGAGTTTTGGATTGGTGAGATTATGCTTGTTATCGTAGGTTTTTATTTTGGTGGGGGATTGGCTGAGTCAGTTAGAAGAAAGTAGTCTTTCAGCTATACGCTTCTTCTTAGCCCTCTGAGCTTTTATCTGTTGTGAGAGTGTAGACCTATTGCCTCTAGCTGGTGGTGAAGGCTGAAAGTAGAACAGTTGATGCCTAGCTTGACGCAGATACTCTGCGAAATCCTCAAGTGGCATTGACAAAATGTCTCGTATATTATTATGTTTACTCATATGACTGTCCAACTCGGCGGTTGTGTAGGAAGGGTAGGGGGAAGCTTAGACGTGCGGTCGGCTTCCCTTTACTTTAGTTGCTTCAGCTTTACTATCCGGCTACCCGACCAGTTCTCAAAAGGTTTCTTGAGATTCTGCCACCCCACATTGTAGTAACATGGGGAGCAGAACGCATCTTTGGCGGCTGTGATAACGAATGCCTCTGTCTGAGCATTGACATCGTTGCCACATTCTCGACACCTTACGAATACATAAGATGCTTCGCCTCTCATCTTAAGTTGCTTTGAGCTTGGTTTTTGCTTTCTTGAACTCATCAGTGACGTTGTTCTTTGCTACCTTACCGAAAGTGGAGATAGCAATAGAATGCTTACGCCAGAGATTGTCAAGCTCAGTTACGTTCTTAGCCTTAGCAAACTCTTCAACAATGAATGCTGTGTCCTCTTCATCCAATGACATAGGCAGGTCTTCACCAGCATAGACATTGAGACCAAGACCATGAAAGGCAATAGCTTTGACCAAGCAACGCTGTAGAGCCTTGTTGACCTGTGCACCATCTGGGTGCTGAACAGATTGATTCTTGTGGTCCATGACGTAATGAATCTCTGTGTGAGCAATACCTTCAATAGTGACAGTAACAGCTACATATGTATGACCCTTAGTGTCACGCATGAATGGTAGCGGATTGTCCTGATTGTCACGGAATATGTGCTTCTCAAAGGTTGCTTCAGGATACTTCTCTTTAACAAAGGCCCAAGCCCATGCCCATGAGAGATAGTCAAAGCGACCCTTCTGCTCTACTTCTTTGGATACGTCAAAGCGTGATAGATTCTGCCATACATTAGTCATTGTCTAATACTCCGTGGAAAAGAATACGCAAACGTGATGCTTCATTAGCAAGCATTCTGATGTCGTGATAGCTGACTTCTTCAAACTCACTGAATGTGAAGAGCATTCTAGTCATGACCTCATTCACGCCTCTGATTGAATCTTGCTGTAATGGATTCAGAACTACCTTTAGTTCTTTCTGAATTGTTTCTGGATTCTTTTTGCGTCCTCTAGGCATCATTGTCCTCCTTCGGTGCTACATGAGTGCAAGTTAGTGTGCCACTGCGTGAACGAGTCACACGAATCTTGTGGCCTTTCAAGTTACCTGTAAGCTCGTAGTCCATCCTACGACACTTCTCAGGTATCTTTTCTTTGAACATCTTCTTGGCTTCATCAGAGACAGCAACAGCCTTCTTTGCATCGATGATGTGCTGCGATTGGAAACCAAAGAGGTGGTCATCTTCTGGCGACCAGTCAGGTAAGTCACGCATATTCATGACAAACATATCTGAATGGTCTACAGGTGGTAATGCAAACCCAGCTTCTTCAGACACTCCGTTTTTATAGAAGTTCCAAAAACCAGCGCATTGCTCAATATACATATCACACCAGTTGTCGTCTTTCTTTATCATGCGCCATTCAAGTCGGCACCTTACACCGAATAAAGCCACAAGATAGCACCTGTCGCTGTTAGCCACGAGCATATGATGCTGACATTGTGGCGCATATAGTTCGCATAGTTCTTCCATGTCCCGGAAACCAAAATGAGTTTTAATTTCCAGTGGAGCATTATCCCCAACAACACGACCATCAAAGGTAGAGTGCATAGGGATATCGTCAATAAGAATAGTTTTACCACCGCCACGAAAGTTCACCTGTCTTTTCTCACGCTCTGCCCATTGGTCGATGATGAATGATTCCATGTGAGAACCAGCATCGAGCATGAGTTGCGTTTGTTTGTTGGGAGTCCAGACTTCATCGCCATTCTTTTGTCTAGCGAGTGTAGCCCATTGGTCGATGTCACCTGAGGCGATGACTTTGGCATCTGACGAGCCGATATAGGTGGCTCGTTCCTTTAGCTGTGCTTCTGTAAGCATTTAAGTCTCCTTAGTAATCGGCCTGCTTATATAGCTCAGGCCCGCATTCTTCGGCTTGTGCATCTGCCCATGCGTCCTCAACTGCGTTGCGGAAACGATATGAGCAGAATCTTGAGTTAGTGTTGAATGATTGTACCTCCTTTATGAATCTGTCTTTGTCTGTGACAAGAGGCGCAATGTCTCTTGCCAGCCACTCGAAGTGTGCTCTGGTTAGTCTTGGCATTGATGTCTCCCTTGTATATCAATTCACATTATCATATATTTGGCTTATGTGAAAGGTTGAGATATGAACGAAATTACCTTTACATCCGAATTAATCAAACAATTTCAAAGACGTAGGTATGAACTAGGTCTTACGCAACCCGACGTTGACATCCGCTTAGGCGTAGCTCAAGGGCTTTGTGCTAAGTGGGAGATTGGGAATCGTAAGCCAACATTGTTCAATGCGTATTGCTGGGCTGAGGCCTTAGGTTGTGAGATTAAATTGGAGATAAAAGATGATTTGCGGAATTGACCCCGGACTTACCGGAGGCATTGCATTCCTATCAGATGGCGTTGTCATTGCTGAGCGAACACCTGTGATTAAGGTAGCCAAGAAGAAATACCTTGATGTCGCTTCTATAGTTGCAATGCTTCAGAAGCATGAGCCTCGTCACATATATATAGAAAGGCAACAAGCGATGCCTGGTCAGGGTGTAGCTAGTACATTTAGAACTGGTTTAGGCTATGGTGTTTACCTTGGCTTGTTTGTGGCTCTTGGGCTTGAGTACACTGAGGTCATTCCCCGATTGTGGAAGAAAGAACTCAATGTACCAAGCGACAAGAACCTGAGTAGAGCTAGAGCTACTGAGATATTTCCTCACGCCTCAAGCCAGTGGAGCCTGAAGTGTGAGGATGGTGTGGCTGAAGCAGCTATGATTGCTGCGTTTGGGGCCAATCGCCATATGGGTCAAAGCGACCTTCCTGCAGAGACTCTGTAATTTTCTCTACACGGTCAGATTTGTTGCCAGCTTTAGCACCACCATACAGCCATTGTTCAACCATCTCTAGCTGATTGACCTTCCACTTGTTTACCCATGTGGAGTCTGGCTTGAACCATTTTTGTGGGTCAATAATAGTATTGAAGTCTTGCATGGCCTCTGATTGGAAGTCCGTCCTCGAAAGACCTTGGAGGCAAGACGCAACAAAAAGCTCATCAAGCTTCTCATCTGGGAGGTTATAACAGTACATAAGCGGAGTATCACCTCCAGACTCAAACTGAGATTGACAAGTAGATTTGTGATTGTCGATAACGTCTTGTAGAGGTAGAGCAGTGATGCCATCTGGTTCATCCAATCCTGAGTATAAGTTCTGTGGGTCGGCATAGATGTTGCCGATGCGATGTATGTGTGTACCTGAGTAGCCAAGCTTTCTGTGGCAGAGCAGAGCTTTGAAGAACTTAACTGCATCTAGCTTACCGGACTCGACAATCTGCCGAATCATATGGTCTGCAAAATAAGCGTTGACGAGCTGTTGTTGTGGGCCTGTAAAGGTAAGGGGAGTGACCTCTTCTTCAGCTTCTTCCTCAGCTTTTTGAGCTTCAGTAGCATCAGCAGTTTCAGGTAGTACCATTTGCTTGGTCTGAATGCTGTATGTGTAGGAGTTGTATGTAACCACAAGGATAATCTCTGAGATATCATAGTCGTCTCCGTCTGTTACAAGTCTGCACCTCTTCATTTCTGGTATGTCCCAATAGTATTGGTCTTGGGCATATACCACGTCATAGTATCCATCACGTCTTGCGGCCTCACAATACTGGAAGAGATAGTCATTCTGTAGCCTCTCGAACTGTTCATGGTTAGTAATGAACTCCTCATCACCGAACAGGTCTGATTCTACACCGAGAACGTCACGATGAGCCTCATAGTCAAACAAACATGCTGATACTGGTATTTTAGAGTCCACCATTGCACGTTTAGCCATAGCCTCGAAGTAAGTGTCATTGCTTTCAAGATACTTGTCCTGACGCTCATGAGAGCCAAGAGTGAGTGCTTGTGCTACACCCAAGTTAAACTTGTAATCCCTGAACATCTCTTTGGCTTTCTCAGATAGGTCAGCCAGACTGAGGCGTTGGCGTACCCACTTCTGCGTCTGACCAAAGCGTGATGCAACAGAGTCATAGGTCTCTTGACCGTCTGCACACAGAGCCTCAATAGCATCACACTCATCAAGTGGGTGCATGTCTTCACGCATCATGTTTGCATGTAATCCAAGCTCTGCATCGTCATCATCAACAACAATACAGTTGACCTCGAAGTAGCCATCATACAGTGCTTTCAGTGCATCAAGGCGTCTGTTGCCATCTATGACGTAGTAGCCTGTACCGTTCTTAGTACAGACTAGATTGTGTATGAGGCCTTTGGATTGAATAGAAGCCACCAGAGACTTGAAGCCTGAGTCTGATGGTTTGACCTTACGAACATTATTGGGTGAGTGCTTGAGTTCACTCAGAGGAATTGTCTTCTGCATTTACCTGCTCCATTAGTACATACTTGTCATGCGCTTCGATTGAGTTGTGGAAGTTGAAGTAATTCTTAGTGCCCGATGTTGTTGAAACATAGACAGTGTGAACAATCGATTCAAGCCAGTGCTTTTCAGGGTGTGATTGATAAAAGCGAAACGCAACGAAATTTGGGTCGCCAGTATCAACGATAACTTTGCTGCAGTTCAGCGAGGCTGAGAAGTTTGTGTAGGGTGCGTCTGTCATTGTACTCTCCATACTCTCCAAATCTTTTCGTCAATCTTACGCATTGAGGCGAGGCCTCCTGCTCTTCTGATTGCTTGACACATTGAAACGGCTTTTTCTTTTTTGACTTTTACTGAGTCGCCAATCTCCATTTTTTCAGCCAGTACCCTCATATCTGAGTGCTGGCCTCTAGCTGGCATTGGTATGTTCTTTTCTATTTGCATTTAGTCCTCCATGATTTTGTCAGTCAGAGTCTTTGAGGCGAACGCTACGCCAATCCACAGGGGCGCACCAATCACTGAAACCAAGAGGGTCGGGTTGATCCCCAGCCCGATTAACATCAGTAATATCGTGAACGACAATGTGAGGTGAACAGTGACGAACCACCCAATCCACCCGGCTTTCTTGTTGATGAATGGTATGCGCTTTAGTTTTGTTATCATTGTTTTCTCCCTTCATCTGTACTCTCCATCTTATCTTTGGCTTTTTTGTTCCAGTCTAGGCAGATGCAGAGTGTCCATTGTACACACTCATATCCGTCTGGCTCTCTTAACCATCCGGTATCTTTACAACGATTGCAATTAATTAAAGAAGATTGGTCTGTAGTCGACATCGTATCCACTTTCGTCTTTGATAACTTTATCTCCGTTAGCTTTGATGTACAAAGATAACATGTATCTTGAGCCGATGAACACTATGTCTTTCTTGAACACAGGAAATGGTGTCTGAGGCACAACAGAGTCGCCCTCATCATCACATCCCACAAGCACAGCTTTGTTGCACAGTGGCTGAGGATAGTTACGGTGCATAAAGAAGTGCTGGTTTTTTGCATAGAGGCCCTCATCATCAATGAACACGCCATCTCCGTTGTCGTAGAGGCGTACGAATGTCATGATTCTGGCTTCGATAATTTTGAGGTAGTCAGTGTACTCACCAGTAAAGTGGTCATAGGTGACGACATCTACTGATTCTTTGAATGGGTCAATTACTGTTTCCATAGTCGGCATATGATTCTCCTTGAGTTTGAGGCACGAAAAAAGGGCAGAGGCCGTAACCTCTACCCTCTCCTTTCTAGCGTTGCAGGATAATACTAGAAAGGAATGTCGTTGTTCAGTGGGTCATCAGATGCCGGAGCAGCCGAACCACTAGACCGTTTGTTACCTACGAGGCGGAAGGTACTACCTGCGCCAGCAAGCTTGAGTTTGAATGAGCGTTGCTTGACGCCATCCTTCTCATACTCTTCTAGGATTGGAAAGCCTTGGCAGAATACTGTTGTCCCCTGCTTTGCATAAGGCTCAATGACGTTGGTGACGAGGCCTTTGCCATTGCCACCATCCCAAGCCTCACAGCGATACCAGTGGGTCTTCTCCACTTTCTCGCCAGACTTGGTGGTGTATCCTTCATTGACTGCAATACTGAAGTTAGCGACCTTGGTTCCGTTTACGTCACGAACCTCAGGGTCTGAGCCAATGTTACCTGATACTGTCATTTGTGCGAAGTTCATAAGATTTCTCCTTACGTTGAGTTGTGGTTGGTGGGTAGAGGAGTAGGACAGTCAGTTTAACCTACCCCTCCCCCATAATGCGGAGTGAGTCGTCTATGAAACGTAAATATCACCAACGATACTCACTCCTATCTCAGGGAGAGGCCTTCTGCAGGCTATCACCTTCGAATTAGTTAGGTCGAATGTTAATCCATTCATACCCAAATTTCTTTCTTATTGGCTTCTTATAACCTTTTAGCTTCTTCATTGTGAAGAGGGTTGCTGAAATTATGCACCCCCCTATCACTGCCGCCATCATGCCAGCAAATGTGCCAGCAAACATGGCGATGAGCAATGCAGTTGAAGCTATATCGATTGGTATGTCAAGCCAAAGTACTTTCTTAAAATCGAACTTAGCTAACAGAAACAAGATAGCTAGTGCGGAAAAGATACCAGCAATAATGTAGAATATCATAGGATGCCCTCCCTTCTGAGGCGGCTAAATCTAGCTAATACGTCTTTCAACATTTGTTGGCTTTCGCATTCTGAACGTAGAATCCTTGCTTTTCTTTTGGCGTCATAGCTGGCGTAGTCTGACTTCATCACAGACCATGAGTATGCTTTGATTTCCTCAAGGCGTTTGTGTGATGGGTTGAGATAGACAACCTCTAAGGCACCAGCAAACATACGAAGTTTTTCGAAGTTGCTATAGGCAGAGATTGCAGTGCGTTTGATTTGTTTCTTCATGTTCATTTGATTCTCCTGGTTTGAGGCGTTCTCAGCCGATGTTGGGGGACACAAAAAAAGGTGAGAGACTAGAGCCGAAGCCCTAGCCCCTCGCAGCCGTCAGTCGAGACGGACTGTGCATTGGTTGATGTAATCCTCACGCTCAGAGATGGACATGCGTCCCCACTCTGACATGGTGAGTCTCTTGCGATATGCCCGATACTTCTTGGCTTTCTGGTCGTACTCAATCTGCTTGCGAGATTTGTATGCTCCCATGGTGTAGCCAGTTCGCTTCTCGATGCTTGGACGGATGGTCTCATGCCATACGCTGAGCATGTTGCGGACGTAAGCATACTGTGAGCGAAGACGGTCAAGCCGTTCCTCAAGGCGGTCATGCTCTAGGACAGTTATCTCTGGGTCGTTGACCACATGACGGTTGAGGTCAAGCTTGACTCTGTCAGCGTACTTAGCAATGTCGTCAAGACGATACTCAAGGTTACGCATACGGCTGTCGCACTCTTTGTGTATGAGCGTGATGTCGTTGCCGTCATCGTGGAACATGATAGCTGCAATCTCCAGCTGGGCGTAGTGCTGACGCCACGCCTCATCGTAGGATTGCTTGGCTGTCTCAGAGAAGGTGTCATGCTGTAGACGACGGCTGATGTTGTCGAGGTACTCAGTGGTAACATCCTCAAGGCGAGGTAGTGTATCTGTATGTGTCATGGTGATTCTCCTTACGCTAAGTGTGATAGTTTTGGTTGATATGTGCAGTGATGCCCGAAGTATCTGTAGTAGGCATCGTATGCTTCGCCTATTCTGTTGTGGTAAAGGTCATCAATTCTATCAAGTAAAAGACGATGATTACCAACATTTGTCTCTGATGATATCATCTGACATAAGCGGTCGTACTCTTTCCACAACCAGATGATGTGGTCAAGATAAGCTTGTTCTTGTCTGTGATACTCTGCGTTCATTGTGTTTCTCCTTACGTTGTGGGGATGAGCTTGTCTGCCCACCCCCTGATTTGGCTTATGTTAGAACCAGATGATGTCCTGTCCCATTGCTGATGCAATGTCTCTGGCACGTTCCGTATCTCCGGTGGCAAGTGCAGTCATAAGTTCCTGTTCTTGCCATGACAGTGACTCATCGAACTCAGCCTCAATGACTGAGATGTTACGAGTGTAGTGTTCAGTGTTAAGATTTGATGGATTAGACATTTGATTCTCCTCTACGTCTAAGTTACTTACATCACACGCATACAGTTTTGTTGCGATGTCCTCGGCAAAGCACATCTTGTCGGGGGTCAAGGGCAAAAGGGATGCCAATCCCCTTGAAAGAAAGTTTACAACTACGATTTTTTTTCGACCTACCTAAGACAGAACTTACGTCGGAAAAAAATCGCCATGTCGAGCTACGTCTCGACTCAATTAAAAAGCAAACTTTCTTTTTTTGCTCTTGTGCTTAAGGTTATGACGACCTAATACCTGCGGTCGTCATGTTCTTTAGCTGTACGCCCGTTGCCTGTTACGAGACACTATCTGAAGGCTGAACTCGGTGAAAAACACCTACAGTTCATGGGCGAATAGCCCTCAATTAAATAACAGTGGGCTACTGATGGCCAGCCTTGAGATAGATGTCGCAAGTTACAGGTCAGGATGTGCTATACCCGAAGGATAATCTCGCAAAAAAACTCGTGTGTGTGTGTTGTTAGTGTTTTAAGCTCCGGTCTTAATGATGCAACGTCCGTCATCTGAGCCTGCCACTAGGCGGATGTACATAGCGGTGCGGCAGGCAACCTACCGGATTGCCAGCTTAGCTATGTTCATCTGCCGCTCAGATGTCGCAACGGCCATTCATTAGACATAACTACCATCCATAAAAGCATGGTTAAGCGATGCTTCGCTTACGCACTCCGAGAAGGAGACAATAATTCACATGGTCGGCGTAAGTCCGACCTCAATAATAGATGGCATACAAAGTGACTTGACAGGCTGTGAGGTAAGGTGTGTATACTACGTCCGTAGCCCAATGAGACTTGGACATGACTAAAGCAGATACAACACAGCAAGACAGATACAAAAAAGGTATCGTGCCGATAGAGGACATTGAGAAACATGCTCCTATTGCACAGGCAGGGAACAGTAAACTGACTGAGCCACAAGCTGAACTGGTGCATATGATATTGCATAATGGTTGCAACCCGACAGAAGCAGCAAAGCAGTTAGGTCGGAACAAAGCGTGGGCATATAATACACTGAAGAAACAACATGTTATCGAGTATAGACAGCAGTTGGCTATGATGACATTGGGGTGGGACGCTACACAGGCAATGGCGACAATGCGTGAGTTGCTAGACAGCAAGAGCCAGTACGTTAGGCTTGAAGCCGCAAGAGACCTGATGGACAGGGCAGGATTCAGACAAGACGTACAAAGAACTCCGTCCACCGCTGTACAGATTAACTTCAATGTAGACTAGGGGGCCCCTGAGCCATAACTGCGTTACGGAACACCGGCCTTGAAAAACCTGACTCTACCCCATAGAAGGTGAATTGCACACGCAATAGACTCCTATAACCATAAAAGCCAAAATATTTTTTATTCAGAAAAGGTGATTATCATGGGTGCAGAACAACCATCAGACGGAGGGGCTTCAGGTCCAGACCAAGCACGATTCAGCGTTGCTCAGAGAACCAATGAGAGGAAGAGACGTGAACGTGAGGAACAGCGTGTTCAAGAATTAAATAAAGATGCTTATGTAAGAAGCTCTGGGAACGTAGTCAGGTCTTTGTCGTCCGGTCGTGCTGTGATTGCAGGACGTTCTGGACAGCAAGCCGTAGAACAATCTCGTCAAGAGCAAGTCTTGGAGCAGTATGGCAGTCAAGAGGGTGCTCGTAATGCTGCTATTCGTCAGCTAGAGCAAAGAGCGAAAAGCACAATTCCAGGAATGTTGGGTGCTGTACAACGTGCCAGCATCAACAGGCAGTTAGAACAGCTTCGTTCCGGTGCTACTGCTCAGTTTAGCCTAAGCCAAAGCGGAAACTTTGTGACAACAGGAGTTACACCTGCTGGTCAGGGTGGCGGTACGACACCAAACATCAGAAGCTTGGCTCAAGATTCTGCATCCGATGACAGAGGTGGTGTGGTTGCCAGAAACTTGGCACTTGAGGCAGAAGCAAGGAAGTCTCCCATATCTGATGCCGCTAGAAGAGGTTTACTTAGCAGAAGTGCTGAGAAGACTGCTGCACAAAGGTATTTCTTGGGCAGATGAATTTAGACTATAAACCACCCGGTCCTGTAGCTAAGGCCTTTATGAAAGATGGCTCTTTTGTGAGAGGCATAAGAGGTCCGGTAGGTTCTGGTAAATCCGTGACATGTTGCATGGAAATAATGCGAAAAGCTGTCAATCAGGCCCCTAATTCTGCTGGGGTACGCAGAACTCGATGGGCAGTTATTCGTAATACCAATCCCCAGCTTAAGACTACCACTATTAAGACATGGCGGGATTGGTTTGGGGACGAGGTTGGCAAGTTTGTGTGGAGTCCTCCCTATACACATCTTGTCAACTTCGCTCTCCCTGATAAGACTTCTGTTGAGCTTGAAGTCATCTTTTTGGCTTTGGACAAACAAGAAGACGTAAAGAAGCTCCTATCTCTGGAGCTAACTGGCGTATGGATTAACGAAGCAAGAGAAATTCCCAAATCTATTGTCGATGCCTGTACAATGCGTGTCGGCAGATTCCCGTCTATGAGAGATGGCGGTCCTAGCTGGTTTGGCGTCATCATGGATACGAACGCACCTGACGAAACTCACTGGTGGGGAATTATGGCTGGTGAGGTTCCAGCACCTGAATATATGCCTCAAGAAGAGAAATTACTGCTTGTGAAGCCAGATGATTGGAATTTTTATGCTCAAGCAGGGGCTATGAAGGAAATCAGAAGCAAA